TACCTCCGGACTTAAAGCCGCCTTTCGTGTAGATCGCTTGGAGCGAATCGGTAATTACGTCGAGTGTCATCGGAGATCCAGCCAGATCGGTAACGTTCGACTTAACCACGTTGCGGATACCGTTCATCTGACGGATAACACCGTTCTCGTATCGGATACCGCCGATAAACGCTTTTTCGATTTGCAGCGCAAGTTCGAGCAGGCGTTTCGCTTTCTCGTACTCGTAAATGTCGTCAATACCGTAGTTAGCGACAGCAGCCGCGGTACCTGTGATTGTTACAGTGTCATCGAAAATTTGCGTGATGTTCGATTTCCGTACGCGCGCCTTGTAACGTGCTACCCTCGCGTCGGCACCCTCGGAACCTTCGACGAACTGTACTGTAACAGCCGCACCCGTCGTGATTGCGGCCGCAGTTGTGCCAGCATACCCGCGAGATACAGTAAGCTCTTTAGCGACAGGATCGACTGCGGTTACGAGCAACAACTCTTCACCAACCTTAACGACTTGCAGCGGACGGTACGCCTCAACGTCGCCTACTTTAACCTTAGTGTCTGCGGCTGTTGCGGCGGCTGTTGCCTTACTCTCCGTCGCAAACATCGAGTCCTCAAACCACACGTGTTCGACTTGGCTTACGCTAGAGCCGATACCAAGCATCGAAATAAGTGGTGTTTGATATGGATTAAGCAGCAAAAGTTGGTCTGTTACCGATTCCTTTTTACCAATGAGTTCACCTGACAAAATTTTAGACATAGAGTTATTCCCTCCGTATAATAGTTTTTGGTTATAAAAAAGACGCCCCCCCCGATTGAGAGCGTCCTAGTTATTTAGCTAATTCTCTTTTCAATTTCGCATATGCCGCTTGATCTTCGAGCCTACCGGACTTGCGCGCCTTTTCCGCTGCTTCCGCGAGTAACTGCTCGTTCGTACGCTGATTGTCTTTGCTCGGATTGTTCGGATCACCGATTTGCTTCGGCTTATTTGGCGCAACCACTTCGACGAGGTACGGTTTTGCCGCCACCAACGCGTCCAATGCTTCTTTAACGCCGATCACCGCGCCATCTTCTCCGACGGAAATCCCCGCCTTATCCGCGAGTAAAAACGCGTCCTCTAACGCATCCGGTCGGATATTAACGGAGTTGGCCGCGAGTTTAAAGTCCGCCTTGATAATCCGCTCGTTCGCCGCCTTAATCGCAGCCGCCGATTTACCTTCCGCTTCCTCCGCCGCCTGTTTAGCCGCGGATAGTTCGGCTTGGATTCGCTCAGATTCCGTCATGGCCGCTTTCTGCCGCTCGGATTCCGCGGATTCAAACTCGGACAGCTTCGTCTTCACTTCGTCGTAATCCGCGTACTGACGTTTTGTCTGACCGATACGTTTCGCAATCAACGCGTCCAATTCGTCTTGCGTCATCGTTACGGTTTTCGGTTCTGGATCAGGCGTCGGCTCCGGATCGTCGCTAAACGTCTGCAAATCGAGTGCAAATCGGTACTTACGTGTATCTTCGGAAATATTCGTCATTATTACGTCCTCCATCCGTTTATAAGCCCGTCGGCTATCGTATCCGCGCAGTTTAACGACATATGCGTTCGGTCAGATTGCGTTACTCTAAATCGTTTGCCAAAACGGTAACGCCAGCCGAAAACGTTGCCTTATGTGCCGCGTTCTCTACGATGCTTCCCGTTATTTTAACGTCAGCACTACGTCCCGTTGCGGTATTGACGAGTTGGTACGACTTAGTGGATTTGTACGTGTTCCCTGAGAGCAGAAGAGACGTTTTGTTGTACGTAATACCCTCGGTATTTACGTTGTTGAGATTAATCTTAGTCTCCGGCAATTCGGAATTGATGATTTTAACCGTACCCACCGGTGCAATCGATCCGATAAGTGTCGGTACATTACCTTGTACAAAGAGATTGTCAAACACTAACCCCGTTTGGATCGGAGTAACTGCGTTAGGGTAATAACTCCGCGAATAGCTGTCCTTATCAAAGTGGATGGAGAATCCAGTCGGTCTATTTTTCTGTAAATAGATATTGCGGAAAGTGATGTTGCGGCAACCAGCCGTATACGTCGGGTCATCGTCCTGTACCATTACCCATTTAATACCGTCGAGCGTAGCCGTTCCGGCCGTATGAGTCGGAGCAGTATTGGACGTGTACTTGACCCCATCAGAGTTTGCTACCACACGGTAGAGCCTGCCGTTATTGACGACTGTATCGGACTTTTGCACTTCCATCCCTGCTGTCCAATTAATCCATGCTCCGGCCAGTATGCGCGCGAAGTAACCCGTGGTGTTTGGCGCGGCAAGGTCGTAGCAGTTCTCAATCAAACCATTCTCAATCCATCCGAGTTGAGGATTACCCGTATCATAATCGTGGCCGTTGAGGGCGATTGGATCGTCATACGTTTTGTACCATCCATTGCGGATAATAAACCCTTTGCCCTTACCGAGGTGTACCGCGTCCTTGTCGCCTTCTACGCGGTGGTTATCTACTCGGATGTTTTCAAACGTGCAAATGTGAATGCAGTAGCTGTACGACATCAGATCGAAACATTGAAAGTCTTCAATTACGAGGTCGCGCACATAGAAGAATGATACTTGCCCCCGTAATCCCACGATCATATCAGGTCCATTACGTGACTCGTTGCCATTGCATATTAGCCGCAAACCTTTAATGTTGATATTTTTGTTGTAGGTCCGCGTATAGGCGCCCTTGTTAACAAACACATACCCGTCAGATGTTGTGCGCCTAATAAACACGCCTGCGCCAAACTCGAGCGATGTGTCATCCCCGATCTTGATTGATGCATCTAAATCATAAATACCCGGGATTGTCACTGATACTTTACCGCCACGATCTACGGCAGCTTGCAGAGCAATTGTATTTGCTCTCGCGCTGTTGCCCGGCAGAAAATCGAAGGTTGCGGCGGTCGTTTGATACACGCTGCGTTTGCCTAACGACTCAGCGATATGTCCGTAAACAGGTACATTGTCTTTATCCATCGCAACCATACGTAAAATGCGGATAACACCAGCATCCGGCTCTACTGTGTATACCGTTGTTTCAGTCGAAATCTGCCGTATGTGTACCATGTTAGCGCCATAAACGTTAATACGGTACATCTTTAGATTACCCTCAAGAGCCACTGACTTAAGTCCTGCAACACTAATAAATCCTGTGCGGTATCTGTCAGACGCTACTGTTTCGGCGCCGCCACTACTTAAGCCGCCGAGTTCCCAAGCGCTTGTAATCGTTGTGCGCGTTTCGCGGTAAACTTCACGCTCTGTCGCGTCAATCCGAGTGATAGCAGAGGAGGCTTTTTGCTCGGACGTATTCGCAACCACTACCGCGTCCGACGAAGAACGCTCCGCCCTTAACGCAGCTGCACGCGCAACCTCGTCCTTACTCGTTGGCGGAGCGATAACGCCTTGATTATTACCGTCCATTAGCGTCGCTCCCCTCGCCAGTCGTAGTTACGGCAGATCCCGCGGTACTTAGCGCCCGTCCCTTCAATTGTGACGCGATCGAACGGCTTGATCATCTCGTCGAACCGCTCGCCCGTCCGCAGCTTAAACGTTAGTACGTTGATTCCCGCACCATTTGCGGCCTTAATCGTAAGGTCCGCGTCTCCATCGTTGATAATAAAAAGTGACTTGGCGATCTCGGATAGTCTGACCGGTTGTGTGTCCGCCTCACTAAACGTTTTAATTACGTAGTTTTGCGACACTTTTACGTTCCCCCTTCGGTTAATTTTTCCGGATTACGGATCGGAGTTACCATATGCCTGCAATTCGGCGAACGGTTCCGTAGTTTCCTACGGGTTCGGACTATCCCATGATCTCCGAAGAGATCCCGCTATTATAGTCTCTGCACGTCCCTGTCTGCTTTAGGATTACGCATTGCGTGGACAGGTTTCGCTCACGGTTGCCGTCGTCTTTACGTTACGGGTTCCCTGAATTTAAGCGGTTATTCGATGCGCGTCACCACGCAAAGCCACCCGTATGTTAATGGAATATTTCTCGGCGCGGCAGGTCGAAAAGGTACGGATATTCCCCGCTCGCCTCCATCGTAAGTTTCACGATTCGCCCCTCCCATCGCGCGCAAGCGTCAGTCGCGCCATGACTCGAAATCACTCCGTAAAATGCGCCGCGCTGAACCGCTTCGTTAGCCGTCGATTCCCGTTGTGCTTCCGCCAGTTTAGTCCGCGTGACCATATCGACGTAAACTTCCGGCTTCCACTTATTCCCGCCCGCATCGATAATGCCCGACTCCACTGCCTTGCCGAGCGTCTTTCGCAATTCCGCCAGCGTTTCGCGATTAATCGTCTTGCGCCCGTTAATCCCCGCCGCCATGTTCTCGCGTCTTACCGTGGCTGCCGCCTGCCTTATCGCGGCTTTCGTGCGCCGATCGATGTTTTGCGTTACAGCGAGGAGGTCCGCGTGCGTGTCCGTGGTCACCGCGTCGATTAACGCCTGATTCGCGCGGTTAAACGAGACAATCTTCGTGGCTTCGGCGGTAGATTTGGCGGCTCCTGTCGCGATAATAGCGTCGACGATTCCGATGCGGACGGCTTCCGGTACGTGTTCGCGGACCCAATCGGAGGACGCCCCGTCTATCTCCGCCAGGACGTCCGATATCGCCTTTAACGTAGCGAGTTGAATGGCGCGCGACATATCCGATAAGGCAAACGTGGCGAGTTCGGCGTTAATCCGCTTGATGCCCGCTTTGTAGGCGGCGACGAGGGCCGCGTTCTTATCCGCCATTAGACGACAACCTCGTTAAATACCGTGGAATCCACGAAGCCCGCCGCCTTCTCGTCCTCCGCGATTCTGTCCATCATTTCGCGTGCCTGCAGATCGTCCGCACCGTCCATCCGCTTGATCGAGTCCTGCACGCTGGCGGTCGGCTTACCCCCGGTCCGTATCGAGTAGATTTCCGCTTCCTCTTTCTCGTTCTTCGGAATGCCATCGCGCCAATTAATCTTCGGATAGACCGGCTTGTACGGAACGAATCCTTCGACGCCTTCATTTGCGTAATTCTCTAATTCCATCGCCGTCCATAGCGCGTCCCGTAACGCCTTATCGATGTGCGTCCGAATGCGGCGGACTTTCGAGAGGATCGGCATGAATCGGGCCTTTATCGCCGCGCCGTCCGTGTGCGACGTGCCGCTTCCGCCTTTGTCCGCGCCAGCCATCACCGTTCCGAATAGCCACTGCGGGGTCTCCGATTGGATGAATACTAGCGATAACAATACGTCTAACTCCTTAAACGCGCTGTCCAACTGCGAATTCCACGTTAAGTACGCAGGAGGCACGTCTCCTTTCTCTACCGGAAAGTACGGGCTGCTCGCCATCTTTATAACTCCGTCAGTCTGCCCGTTTGTGGAGTCATATTCCGGTCCGTACATCGCTGGGTCCGAGTGTTTCCACAGGATATAGTCGATCTGTACGAGCCGGTCGTTGATTGCTGCCAGCACCGATTCCAGCTTTTCGATACCACCGATCCCTTTCCAGTCGTCATCCACCGTTTTATATGGCGCGTGGAATACTAACGGACGGTTAACGCCGGTCGGTACGATATCCTCCGTTCGACCCGTTGGTACCGCGTCCCCAATCATAAACGTCGGAATCGGCGCGCCAAATCGACTATCCACGCCTGTATCCGTCAACTTGTAGCGCTCGTAGATGATGTAGCCGGGAATATGCCGCTCAACTACGAGGTACGGCGTCTCCTTCGCTTTCTGTCCGGATAGCAGCGACGGTATAACCGCTTGCTTCTCCGCTACCCACTCGACGTAGGCGATATTAATTGCCGCGAATTTCTTACGGCTACCGCGCGCCAACTCCGGGAATACGTAAGAGGCGTCGACCGCTTCGATTATCGGCTCCGGCTTCGATGGCGGAACTTCTAATCCCGCCGCGGCGACCACCGAATAATCGTGTCTATCCGCGTAGTAAGATTTGTACCACGCGTCGCCCCGAATGCCTCCGCCCGTTACCGATTCGTGGATAAGCTGTACTATATCGTTCTCCTCGACGATCCGGTTGAGCGCCGCCTGTTCTTCGGAATCGTCGGGATTACCGGATTCAAACGTCGGCGGATCGCCTACCATTAGGTCTGCGGCTTTGGAAACGAGTACGTCCATTAAGTTAACCGCGATATATAGTTTCGCGAGTTGAGGCGCGGCTGGCGAATCCTTTAGTAGTTCCGTTGCGCGCTCTAAAACTTCGTGATGCTTGCCGTCGTATATCGATCGCGCCCGTTGATACTTCGCGAGCCGTTCAATGTCCGCGGCTGGTGGATACTGCGCATCCTTGCGGAATAGCTTCGTCAAGTTTCGTCCTCCTTTCGTAAGTATTCGGCTACCGTAATTTCACCGGAGAGCAACGCTTTGTGTCCGGCAACTCTCGTTTCCCATTTCGTATCTTTCATGCCGTCACGCAAGTGTCCGTTGTATTCCGTCCATAACATCGATGCGACTACTGTTTTAACGTAATTATCCGAGCCCGCATGGATTGTCGCGAGATACTCCCGTAACGCCCGATTCTTCCCGCCGGAGAATACCGCCCAAGCAGCGTAATCTGCCGCCGATAGTTGGCGGTTGTATTCCGTTTCGACTGCGTAAACGTACGCGTTTAAATCGTAAATAACCTCCGCCTCCTCTAGCGGTAGAACACCGCCGGTTTATTTCGTACCTTCTTCTTGCCGCGCGATACATGTTCGACCGAAAGCTGCAGCGCGTCCGCCGAATCGACGTAATCCCCGTGAGGATATTGCGCCATTTGGTCGAGAAGCATCGTGTGCGATCGGTTAAATATCAACGTTTTATTGTGACAGAGTGGTTCGAGCGATTCGATCCGCTCCTCTTTCGATGACTTATGCGACTTCACATCGTTAATCCGCGTCCGAGTCACGCCTGCTTTCCGCAATGCTTCCTGTAGCTGCCGATAAAACTCGTGCTGCGCGTTAATCGTCTCGACGCTGAAAATGTGATGACGCCATTCGCGGATCTTCTCGACGATCAAATCGATGTATACGTGCGGTTGCTCTTTCGTCGCGTATTCGTCCAATACGAAAATGTGTCCGGTCTTTTCGTAACGTCCAACGGTTAACACGGCGTTATAACAACTCCGCGCGTTCTTACCAAGTGCAATATCCCACGCGCCGCTAATCGTTAAGTCCTCGACGGGTATCTTCAAGTCTTCGTATCGGATGTATCGGCGTCCCTGATCGTACTCGAACCGGTAATATCCATATTGCTCCGGAAAGAAGAATTGCTCGTCTT